TATTTTGTTTCAAGCAATCGCACGAATCAAAAAAATATAAAGTTGAACCTGTAAATCAATTTCAATTCAACGCTAACAAGCTTCACGCAGTAATTGCGGAAGTCTGGAATATCAACAATTAACTTAAATTTTATGTCTTTTAAAGAATTGGAAAAATTGGCAAAACTTTATAATTTAATCACAAAATATCAAAGAAAAATAAATCAATTGCCAAAAAATTACTCAGCAATTGAATTTAAGAAGAAAATTTATTCGAAAGGGGTAAATAAATTACTTCAGATCGGAAATATTAACAATTAACTTAAAAAATATGAAAAAAATAAAAACAAGACAACAAAAAAATGAAGATGCAAGAGATTATTATGATAAAAATAAACTCAAAATTAATCAAAAAAGCAAGCAACTACGGGAACGCAGAGACACAGAACAAAGACTTTATAAATACGGCTTTTTTACTCTCTTAGCGATAATTTTCGCCCACTTAATACTAATACAATTTTAAAATAATATGATTATTAAACTTAAACACAAATCAACTTTACAAATAACAGTTGAAACACAAGTAAAAGAAGCCCTTAAGCTTAGAAAAGGTAGCATAGGTGGCACAAAATCTTTAATTGACGAAAGCAATAATTATCATTTTACAATTACTAAGCGGGAAATTAAACGAATCGCTGATGCTAACGGTATAGCAACTTTAAAAAAGGGGCAAAATGTCTAAAGAAATTAAATTCAAATACATTTGGTCAAATCCAGCAAAAACAAATTTTGTCACCGCAATATTTACGCTTGATGAAATTGAAGCAGGTAATCAATTTATGGTTTTGGAAAATGAGCCATTATTGAAAGATTATAGATTAATTGCTAGGGTTCAATTCACAGGCTTACACGACAAAAACGGGAAAGAGATTTTTGAATCAGATATTTTAAAAATTTATTATGAAGGCAACCAAAGATACTATTTAAAGGAAGTAAAGTGGTTAAACGATGCTATTAACAAGGGCAGATGGGATGCTTTGGATAATTGCGCTTATACTTCTTGCGAAGTTATCGGAAATATTTTTGAAAATCCCGAATTACTCGGAGGTAAAAATGGTTAAAATCTTTTTTTTGCTCTCAATTATCACGCTTAGTTTATTTTCGCACTTCTACACGAACAAAAGTAATAAACTAACGGTTGAGACTTATTATAACTACGCTTGCCCGAAATATTACGATGTTTCTTGCGATAATATTAACTTAAAATAATTATGAAATTAATAATTGATATATTTTTAATGTTTATAATTATTTTTATCATCTGGTTTTTGGCTGGTTATTTGCCCGCCTTTATTCGAGAATTATTTAACTTAAAATAAAAAAATATGAATAAAGTAAAAGTAATAAAGGTAGATTCTCGTCATATTGAGTTTGATAACGGTCTTCAATTAAGTTCAGAATGTTCAGAATCTAGATCTGGTCTTGTAAGTCATTTTTTATCTTTTAGTGCCTTGTCTCTAGATGATTTTATTGATTTAGAATTTGACTTATCGGGAGATAAGTTTTTTAAAAAAATAAAAGGATACGGTATAGAGTTGATACCGATTAAAGGGCAATCGGTTAAAATAAAAGGTTACGGTTATAATCCTAATGGGCATTATATTCCAGATTTATCACTTTTATTAACTGATATTATTGGTGGCGGTTTTATGAAACAATTTAGAAAAGAATTTGATATTAGTGAATGTCAAATATTAACTTAAAATAATTAAATAAAATATGAGAATCAACAACAACAACAAAAAATTTATAATGCTTTGCGCCGTTATAGCCACCGCAATTTTAATAATTTACATTTTGGATTTGCATAAATACAAAACTAATTGTAAAGCGCTGGATAATATCGATAAAATCGAATTAGAAACACGATTAAAAGAGTTAAGCGATAAAAATGAGCAATTAGCCCGTCAAATTGATTTTGATGCCGTAGCAATAAAGCATGCGCAAAATCAAATTAATGAATTTAGAGTTAAGTGTAAGAATTGCACTTATCATTTATCAACCAACTTTGAAAATTAATATGAAATATATTTCATTTTTATTAAATTTAGCTCTAGGGCTAGCGCTTTTATTAACTGACTCACATTTGTTCGCAATCTATTTATTTGTCAATTTTTGCTTGCTGGCAAAAATAATACACGAAAATGTTGACTCAATTTGCGATAAAATTAAAAGACAAAAATAGCTTGATTTATTAATTTGGGTTTGTAAATTGGTAAAAAATAATTTTTCATATTGTTTTTTAGTAAAAAGGGTTAATATTTCGGCAAGAGGGGTTTCATATCCCCTCTTCGCTTACTTGTGATGAGGCTATAAATTCGTATTTCCTCAAGAATGCGGTTGCTGTTTATAGCTTCATCACTGGATAGCGAAAAGCCAAGCGGTTCGATAAGATACAACTGTGAAAAACGAAGTATGCTATCCTTTTAAATCTGGTGCGAGCGGATTTATATTTTTATGGGGCTAATCCCGCACGATTAGCCTCGCCAAAATCAAAGCGTGCGGTTATGACAGACATTAAAATAAGAGACTCAAAAGGAAATATTTATAATTCATGCCATTTTATCGACAAGATAATCCAATTTTTAGATACTCAAATTGAAAATGCTAATGTTATTAAAGTTGAGCTAGAAAATGTTAGGGCAATTAATAGCGAGCTTAGGAAGGAATCGTTAGAGGGAGATTACAAAGATAAGCTTAAAATAGTTGAAGATTACTTGGGAGTTAATTTTGAGGGTCATTATGAAAAATGGTTTAAGTCGGGAATAAAAGAAATCGCTGATAAAATATCTACTCTCGAAAAAGAAAATGAAGAATTAAAAGAAGAAATAAACAATTTGACTAACAAAAATTAATAAATATTATGAAAGGGCATTTTATGCAAAAAAAGGTAGGTTCAACAATGATTAATCAAGAAATACAAGATAAAGCAAGCAAAAAAATAGCTGACACTCTCGAATTATTAGAGATGGCTGGTTATGATAAAAAACACATTGATGTTATTCGCAAAGCTATGTGGAGTCTTTTTGATTTCTCAATTTTAATAAACAAGGTAGGTTCAAATGACAACTCAAATATTACAAAATAAATCTTTTATACTACACAAAGATAGTTTATCAATCTTAAATAAACTATCAGATGAAGAAGCTGGAAAACTTTTTAAAGCAATTTATAACTTCCAAACTCAAAACATTTTGCCTACTGAAAAAATGATTGATTGCATTTTTGAGCCGTTTTTAAATCAATTTAAAAGAGATGAAGAAAAGTATCAAAATGTTGTTGAAAGGAATAAAATCAATATTGCAAAGAGGTGGAATAAACCTAATACCAAAAATACCACTCGTAAAACTGGTATACCAAAAGATACCAAAAATACCGATAGTGATAGTAAGAATGATAGTGATAGTGATAGTAAGAATGATAGTGATTTACCAATCTTTATAAATAAAGATTTATTTAATGCTTTTGTTGAAATGCGTATAAAAATTAAAAAACAATTAACAGAAAAAGCAAGAGAGTTGTTAATAAAAAACCTAATAAAATTTGAAACAAAACAAAAAGGCTTTGCCAATGAAGCTTTAGAAAATTCAATCCAAAATTCCTATCAAGGAGTATTTGAACCAAAAATAAATAATTACAATAATAACTACAAAAACAATGATAAACCTAAATTTTTAAGTGAATATCAACATCTTTTAAACAAATAACATGGAACAAGAAAATTTCAATCAAGAGATAGAAGAAGCCCTACTGGGAACTATTCTTTCAAATAACATGTATTTGTTAAAATCACCAAACCTCGAAGCAAAGCATTTTTACTTTGCTGATTATCAAAAGATTTTTGAAGAAGTTATTAAAAGAATCGGAAACGGTGAGGTTGTTGACTTTAGGATTATTTCAACATTTGTTAAAAATAATGAAATTGATGTTAAGATTATTAAAAACCTATCCAATGCTACTAGTGGATTAGTTGATATGGAATCTTATTCAAATGAAATAATTAGGTTATGGCAAATAAGAGAGCTAAAAAAGATATTAAATTTAATTATAAGCGATAAAACAAGCGATTTTGATGCTATTAAAAACAAATTAGAGGGAGACATAGCAGACATATCAATAAACATGTCTAACCAGCCTAAAAAGATTGACAAAGTTATTGATGATGTTTTATCTAATCATCAAAAAGAATTAATCTTTACGGGCTTTGATAAATTAGATATTCTAACTGGAGGCTTCGAGCTTGGTAATCTAGTTATTATCGGTGGCAGACCATCGAGCGGAAAGACTACATTTTGTTTAAACTTTGCTAAAAATGTTTCTCTAACTCAAGGAGTTTTATTCTTTTCAATGGAAGTATCGGACAAAAGCCTAGCAAGAAAATTTCTAAATGAAACAACGGGGGCAAGTGCTTATAGATTAAAAATCGGAGCAACAACCGAAGCCGACAAGCTATCAATAGAAAACAATAGACACACTTGGAAAGATTATAATTTAATACTCGATCAAGAAAATGGCATAAATCTTTTAACAATTAGAAGCAAGATTAAACGGGCAATGCTTAAAAATGATATTAAAATGATTTGTATCGATTATTTACAATTAATCGCAAGCTCGGGTAAAGAATTCTCAAGAGAACAACAAATATCAAGAATTGCTGAGGGTTTAAAGAAAATAGCAAAAGACTTTAATATTGTTGTTGTTGCCTTGTCGCAATTATCAAGAGCTGGAGATTCGAGAGAAAATAAAAGACCAATTTTAAGCGACTTAAGAGACTCGGGAGCTATAGAGCAAAATGCGGATATTGTAATGTTTACACATAGAGAGGAATATTTCTTAGAGCGTGAAAAAGTTCCCGAACACTCAAAGCATTATGACGAATGGCTTAAGTGCTACAATAATTTAAAGGGCAAAGCAGATATAATTGTTTCTAAGAATCGCGAAGGCGAATGCGGGGACATTTTATTTAACTTCAACGGCAAACAAAGCAAATTCTGGGAGGCAAATGATTCACATTAAAACAATACTTGCAAAAACTATCGCAAATGCAAGTAAAGCAAAACTTTATCATCAGAACAGAGATATTTTTTTAAAATACTTCGACAGTGTTGAGCAATACGAAGCCTTAATATCAGCGGGTAATTTTAAAAAAATCGACGAAATTATAAAACAAAATTCATCTTTTAACTTAGATGAGTTTATTAACAATCATAACAAACAATTGTGAAAATTCTATTAATCGAAGACTCGGAAATATTAACAATGTTGTTAAAACATCAAGCTAAAATATTAG